GCAAGTTCTTCGCGTTACTTGATATTTGAAAATAATACAGTAGCTACAAGAAATCGATTCTTGAACATTGTTAACCCTTACCTCGATTCAGTACAAGCTAATCAAGGTTTGACAGCGTTTAGGGTTGTTATGGATGATTCGAACAATACTCCTGATGTAATCGATAGGAATCAGTTAGTTGGACAGATATTTATCCAACCAGCTCGTGCTGTCGAATTCATCGTATTGGATTTCGTCGTACAACCAACGGGAGCTACATTTCCCAGCTAATACAAAATAGCTTGAAACGAAAAAAGCTCAGACTAAACATCTGGGCTTTTTTCTTTTTCTCCCTTTTTTCTTACTTTATTGATATTTATAATCGAATAAGAATTTAGCTATTGAAGCTTTTAGGAGAAATAGAATGCCACAGCTGATAGACCCGAACGATGTAATGTTCACACAATTTGAGCCGAAGACTCAGAACCGGTTCATTATGTATATCGAAGGCATTCCTGCTTACACTATCAAGGCCGCTAGTCGCCCTAGTATTGAATTCGAAGAAGTAGCCTTAGATCACATTAACGTTAAACGTTACGTGAAAGGTAAGGGGGAATGGCAGACCTTAGATATAACTCTTTATGATCCTGTTGTACCTTCCGCTGCACAAGCAGTAATGGAGTGGGTACGATTGTCTCACGAATCCGTAACGGGTCGTGATGGATACTCAGATTTTTACAAGAAAAATGTTACCTTTAATTTACTTGGTCCAGTCGGTGATATTATCGAAGAATGGCAATTAGTTGGTGCTTACGTGCAGACTGCTGCTTTCGGTGATTTAGACTGGGCAACGTCAGATCCAGTTGAAGTAACCGTAACACTTAGATACGATTACGCGATACTACAGTTCTAATATTTCTGAATAAAATAGAACTAATTTAGCGATTTAGTCGTGGCATTCTACAATCGTTGATGTTGTTTTTGATAAAATAGTTACCTAAGAACGTATATATAATAAAGGAGTTATAATGCCGAAAGCACCAAAAAAACCTAGTACTACGCCTGTGAAGGCTGAGAAACCTAAGTTTCCGTCGGAGATAGTGGAGCTTCCTAGTAAGGGACTTTTATACCCTGAAGGACATCCTCTTAGAGAAGGAACGATTGAGATAAAATACATGACAGCTAGAGAGGAGGACATACTTACGTCTGCTAACCTTATTCAAAAGGGTGTCGTTGTTGATGAATTATTAAAATCGATCATTATAACGGATGTTCCGTACAACGATTTACTAATTGGGGATAAGAATGCTGTAATGCTATCCGCACGAATATTTGGATACGGAAAAGCATACGAGTGCGATGTTACCTGTCCTAACTGTTCAGCAGTAGAAACGGATTGTGAATTCGATCTGACAGCTTTAGATTACAAAGAGATCGATGATGAAGCTTTTTCAGATGGAAATAAGTTTAGCTTCGTTCTTCCAAATTCTGAACGAACTGTCGAATTTAAATTCTTAACGCAGAAAGAAGAATACGCCATAACTAAAGAATTAGATCGAGTTAAGAAGCACATGAAGGGAGTTTCTCCCGAAATAACTACTCGTCTAAGGTATCAGATTGTTTCCATAGATGGAGATGATTCTATAGAAGCAATTACTAATTTTATTAATAATGAATTGTTCGCGATAGATTCTAGAGCGTTTAGAGAACAGTATGCAGATATTATGCCGGATGTTGATTTTGATGTTGGTTACACGTGTGGCGATTGTGGAATTGATAGTGTCATCGAGCTTCCAATATCAGTAAATTTCTTCTGGCCCTCCCGGTAAACCCATCATATAGACCGCAATATCACGAGGGCATCTTTCAGATGGCGTACTTCAGTGAAGGTGCTTTTACCTTTGGTGAATTATACAGTATGCCTTTACCCCTACGTAGATTCTACATGGATCAGTTAGTAGCTCAAAAGAAAATAGAGAGCGATAGAGTTAAGAAGTCTACTAAACGACCTTCAGCCAAAAAGTAATCCAAACTTTGATTTGTAAATAATTATACATGTAGAAGTACTTCAACAATTACTCGAAGGAGTTTTATCATGTCGAAAAAATTAGATGAATCGTTTCTAGAAGATTTAGCAAGAAATGCCGCAGCCTTTTTGGTAGGATCTGCTTTATCTGGAAGACGAGCCCCCAAAACAGATACAGAATTAGATGACTTATACAAGGATTTAGATAAGACTGTTGATAAGTTTGCAAAAGATGCTAAAAAACGGATATCAAAGATGTCACCCGAACAACAAAAAAGAATTGCAGGATTGACTAAATCGGTTCCATGGAAATAAACAATGCCGGCTAAACAGCTAACACCTCAAGAGAAAGTAAAAGCAGCAAAATCTGCTACTGAACAAGCTAATCTTCATGCTATTGCAGTAGAAAAAACTGCAAAGGCAGAGGAACGCGTAGCTAAAGCTACAGAGAAAAGAACAAAGGCTCAAGCTCAAGGTATTAAAAATTTAGACGAGTATAATAAAGCTATTCTAGAAGCTAACGAAAGTCTAGAACAACATCAGAAGGAACAAGAAGCTGTAGGAAAGGGAACAGCTAAGTTATCCGGTCAGTATTCTAGAAATTTTGTAAAAGCAATACAGGATTCTGGAACGGTAGCTAGTAAAAGTTTCGCCAAACTAGATAAAAAAGGTCAAGATCTTTGGTATCACCAAGCGGATGCGGCTAGGAAATATGCTAAAGAAGGAAAAACAGTTCAGCGTGCAATATTAGAATCTCAAATGGAGATTAATAATCAGATAAACAAGTTATCAGGAGATAAGTCAAAGGTAACCAAAGAACAGTTATCTACACTTCAAAGTCAGATAAAGACTGAAGAGCAGCTTGCTACGTTGAACGAAGAAGATAGGGCAAATGCAATCCAGATAAATGCTCTTCTAAAGAAAAAATTAGCTTATATGGATGCTGCTGTAGATGCACAGAATGAAATGAATGAAGCAGCTAAAGGGTTTACGAAGTACCTTGATATGGCTAAAGATATAATGAAAAAAATGAAGACCCCGGGTGGGGCCATCATGATGATTCTAACAGCAGTTGCAGCGTTATTGAAAAAAGGTCTTGAATCTGTTAAAAATATTAATGAGCAATTAGGTGTTGGAGTAGTTGAATCGGGGAAAATGGCAGCAAATTTGGCTGCTGGAGCTAAAACTTCTTATGCGTTAGGTTTTGGAAAAAATATTGAAAATGCGGCTGCAGCTTCAGCTAACATATCCGGAAATTTAGATTTAGCGACGAATTCCGCACTAGCAGTTAGCGATGCAGCTATAGCAATGCAAACTGGATTGAGTCCTGATAATGTAGCTGAATTGGCCGAAGGTCTTGCGGTTACTACGGATTTAACTAGAGAAGGAGCTTCTGCAATGTTGGGTTCTGTGGCATCCTTTGCTAAGATGAACAAGGTAGCACCTAAGAAAGTTATGGCGGATTTGGCTAACAGTGCAGAAACACTTGCTAAGTACTCCGATGGAACGGCCGAAGGAATGGCTCGAGCAGCGGTACACGCAGCTAAGTTAGGATTGAACTTGAATAAGGTAGGATCTGTGGCCGACAATTTATTAGATTTAGAAACATCGATAGCTGCTGAGTTCGAAGCAGAGGTTTTGACAGGTAAAGATTTGAATTTAGACAGAGCAAGGCAGTTAGCGTTGAATAACGATCTAGAGGGTGTTATGAACGAGATCGTTAATCAGGTCGGTAGTGAAGCTGAATTTCAGAAGATGAATGCTATTGAACGTGAATCTCTTGCAAAAGCCGTTGGAATGAGTACTGAAGATTTAGCTAAGGTTATGTCTAAGGGTGCTGGTGCAGAGATTGGTGGAAATTTTGAGGATAAATCGTTGAAGGGTCAAGGAGATCTAATTAAACAGGGTGTTGTTATGGAAGATAAGGCCGATAAGATAATTAATTTGATTATGGGTGTTATTGCTGCTATTCTTGGTGGACACATGTTAAGTGGTTTAAGTAAGCTTTTACCCAAGAGTTTACGAAAGGTGTTATCGAAGGCACCTGGTAAAGCAATGGATTTAGCAAAAAAGACAAAACCTGGAAAATGGGTAGGAAACGTAGCCAAAAAGGGACTTAATGTGAAACCGGCTAATCTTATGAAAGCTGGTGGATTTGCTATACTTGGTGAAGTTGGTAAGATGGCAGGAGATGCTGGAGAAAAATATTTTAGAGATAAGGGAATGGAAAATGCTGCTAGAGCATCGGATATCGGAGGTAAGGCCGCTAAGGGAATGGGTTACGGTGCAGCTGTTGGTAGTATTATTCCTGGAATAGGTACGGCAGTTGGAGCCGCTGTAGGTGGAACTATAGGAGCTGGAATTGGTATTTGGCAGAATTACAATAAAGAGATAAAAGCGTTCTTTAGTGACGCTGGAGCCAATGCTAAGAAGTATGCTAGTGTAGCTAAAGCTAAAGCGATAGAAATGGTAGCAACGGCTAAAGAGAAGTGGTCCAGCATGGTTAAAGGAGCCAAGGATAGGTTGTCAGAAATGAAGAAGAATGCAATAAATAATTTTCAGGGTATGAAAGATAAAGCAACGGCTGTTGCAAAGGCTTTACCGGGAATGGTTAGTGGAGCACTTAGTAAGGCTGGAGCGTTACACAAAAGTTTTGTAGAAAAAGGTGGTCTTGTAGGAGCTGCTAAGAGTGGTTGGAATTTTCTTAAGGAATTGGTCGTTGGAAGTAAAGAAAGTGGAGGACCAATTAGAAAAACAGGTTCTTACCTCGTAGGTGAAGCCGGTCCTGAGTTGGTAAACCTAAGTGCAGGTTCTTCAGTTGTACCGAACAAGTATATGGGGGGAATGCAAGAAGGACAATTCGGATCAGTGGATACGGAATCTATAGTAGCGGCAATAAACTCGTTGAAAGCCGATCTAAATGCTATTAAAGCAAATACTGGTACTACGTCAGAAGGTGTTAACAGAATTAAGATAGGAGCTGCGGCTTAACCATGGCGAAGCTAGAAGATTTCGATAAGAATAAGATAGTATCGTTTAGGTACGCTTCGATCGGTAATACGAGTTCGATTCCACAGACCTTCGAAGATGGACATTCTGGGTACGTGGTTACTGGTACTCGAGATCTCATACACGAGAAGTTTTTAGAAAGTAGTGGTCGTGTTAAAGCGGAAGCTACTACTTTTGATCCTGGAGCAGATACTCCAATAATGGAAGAAACATTCACTCAGATATACAACGTAACTAATCCTGCTGGATCTTACACGATAACTGGATTGAAGGGAGATTTCGGTTTTAGCGAATCAGATTTGATGATGGAGAACAGTCTGATCCTTTCTACTTGGAAGAACAAGGTAGACGCACACACACTAAGAGCGTACGCTGCTCCGTTGATTAAGAATCACACGACAGGCGTGCGGGAAATGCCCATAGTTATTAGAGATTTTGGATCGGGTTCCGTAGAAGCCAAGGGAATTCGGTTCGGAAGCGGTAAACCCGGATTTACGGTGGAGCTTCAGAGGG